AAATTATTATCAGCAAGGAAAGATTATGCACACAGCACACTTTCCAATGCTAGAAGAACAAATGTGGTCATTTCCAAAAGTAAACCATGATGACGTTCTTGACGCAGTTATGGGTGGAATACTTTATTTCCTTGACAACAAGGCAGAAAAGTTTTCATTTAAACAATTAAGTTACATAAAGGGGTAATTATGGCAGATATTAATAACGCTTTGGCGCTTCTCGTAGATCGTACACCGCATTATGAAAGAGCAGAAGCATATTATGACGGAACTGAACAAGAAAAGTTCCTAAATAAGCGTTGGAATCGCATTCTTCGTTCTGAAGGTTTGGACTTTAAGTTTAATTTTACAAGAACTGTAGTAGATACAGTCTTAAATAGACTTGAAATTGCAAATATTCAGTCAATGACAGAATCAGCTAACGCAGTTATCAAGCAAACATGGGAACAAAACGATATGTTGCTTGATCAGAACGAAATTCACAAGAGAGCATTGGTCTATGGCGATTGCTATGCAATTGTTTGGCCAGATATGAATGGAAATACAGCAATTGATTACAATTCTCCAGAATCAACAATCATTATCTATGATGAAGAGAATCCAAGAGTCAAAAAGTATGCAATTAAGGTTTGGGAGTCAACTTCACCACTTGGACTTAAGACAATTAAGCTAAATGCATACTATCCAGATAGAATTGAGAAGTATGAGACTGTTGGATCAACAGAAATGGTTGTATTATCATCTTCTACTAACTTCTCTCTTGTAGAGGTTGTAGAAAACCCATGGGGAGTTGTTCCAGTATTCCATTTCCGCACAGAAAAGCAATACGGACGACCAGAGCACATTGATGCTTATGGCCCACAAGATGCAATTAATAAGTTAATTGCTACACATATGTACACAGTTGATTATCAGGGTGCTCCACAAAGATATGCATTATCTTCAGGTGGAAATAGCGCAGAGTACGAAGATTTCCAAGATGATTCATCTAAGAGAGATAATTTTGGTACACTTCAGAATGGCCCAGGACAATTGTGGTATCTAAATGGTGTTAATGCTGTTGGACAATTCCCACCAGCAGATCACAAGGCATTTACAGAGCCTGCAAAGGAATATGTACGTGCAATGGCATCTTTGACAAGCACACCATTACATTACTTTGAAAAGACAGGTAATGTTCCATCAGGTGAAGCACTTAGAACTGCAGAAGCACCTTTGATGAAGAAAGTTAATGACCGTCAGCAATCATTTGGCTCAGCATGGAGAGATTTGTTTAGATTTGTTCTACAGATCGAAGGAATCTCAGAAGATGTTGCAGTTAGATGGAAGCATGTAGAATCAATCGATAGCCTTGACCAATGGGAAGTTGCTATCAAGAAATCTCTTGTTGGTATGCCAATAGAGCAGATTCTATTAGAAATTGGATATGATGAAGAACTAGCAAAGCAAATTGCTGATATTGCTACACCTGCATCTAATCTAACACAAGGAACAAACACAACTAATTTAATTAGACAAGAAAACGCAGAAGAAGCGTAGAAAAGGATAAAAATGGAAGAGACAATTAACGAAATTGATGTGGACGCTGAAATTCGTGACCCAAAGGCAGTACTAGATGCTTTGGATAAGGCAAAGAAAGAAGCTAAACAATTTAGACTAGAGAGAGAAGAGCTTTCTGCTAAATTTGATTCCACAGCAACACAACTGGAGAGCCTGAAGTCAGGTCTCATCGCTCAGAAGGCGGTGGCTAAACTAAATAGTTTAGGTATTCCTAATTCTGACAGAATTCTTAAGTATGTCGATTTGGCTAAGGTTGAACTGGATTCAGATTTCAACCTTACCAATTTTGATGATCAGGTAGAAGCAATTAAGGGAGATTTCCCTGAACTCTTTGATCCAAAGCTTAGAGTGGCTGGGCTTGCTGATTCAGCAGACAAGAAAGTAAATGTTCAACTGTCTGCATCTGAATTACAAGCTAGAGTCATTTTAGGAAAGTAACAATTTGTGATATAATAGTGGAATACCGCAAAGTTCCGATGGACGTTGGATTTGCGGAACTTGAAAGTATTCGGACGATTATTTCACATTTCGTAAATCTAATTTAAAGGAAAATAAATGACAATCTCAAGAACAGACTTAACCGAAGCAAACGGTTATATTCTGGAAGAGCAGGGGTCAACTGTAATTCAGGACCTTATTGCTAATTCAGCAGTAGAACGTTTTGCTCGTCGTGAGCTAATGGCTTCACGTACAAAGTCAGTACCTCGTTTTGTTGGAGATGCTCCAGTAGTAGTCGCAGAAGGCGATGAAATTCCAGCATCAAACCCAACTCTAGACGAAGTTGTATTGACAGCTAAGAAGTATGCACAGTTGATGCATGTTTCAGAAGAAGATATCAATGATTCACTCGTTGATGTTCTAACAACTTACAAGCGTGAGTGGGCATCCCGCTGGGCACGTAAGTTTGACAATGCTTGCCTTGGCGTAACAGCAGCAGGCGACGGAGATGACGGACAACCGTTCACATCTCTATATCGTGCAATCTCACCAGGATCTGCAGGTGCAAACCTAATTCAGACTGGTGGAGCACTTTCATACGATGACATTAACAATGCACTTGGTATTGTTGAAGATTCATCAAAGTTTGATTCAGCAAACACAGTATGGATGGCACACCCTAAGATGCTTAAGGAAATTCGTGGAATGGTCAAGGGTAACTCTGACCTAGTTCTTCCAGATCCACTAGCAGGAACACCAGGATCTCTATTTGGATATCCATTGGTAGTTTCATACGGTGCAGCTACTTCAGCAGCAGCAACAGATTCACCAGCAGGAAACGCATTGCTCATCGTCGGTAACCGTCAGATGCTTATCAATGGTGTTCGTGGTGGCGTAGAGTCAGTTGTATCTCGTGATGCAGAATTTGCTCGTGATGGTGTAGTACTTAAGACAAGAATTCGTCGTGGATTCGCAGTTGCAGATGCTGATGCATTCGCAATTGTTGAGAAGACAGCGTAAGGGGAGATAACAGAAAATGGCATCTAAACTATACGGACAATTCCTTCAGAAGGCACTTAACAAGGAAGTAGATTTCGACTCTGACACAATCAAGGTTGCACTTCTAACTTCTTCATACTCACCAAACCAAGACACACATGACTACTATGATGATGTCAACACATACGAAGTTACAGGAACAGGTTACACCACAGGTGGAGCTACTCTTGCTTCAAAGACATCAACATATGACAGCGCAAACAACGTAATCGTTCTTGACGCTGCTGATGTTACTTGGTCAAGCTCAACAATTACTGCTCGTTATGCAGTAGTTTATGATGATACACCTGCAACTAACGGAACAAAGCCACTTATTGGTTATGTTGACTTTGGTTCAGATCAGTCATCAACAAACGGTAACTTTACAATTACTTGGGATGCAACTGGAATCGTTCGCATCACAGTAGCATAAGGTAAAACAAATATGGACGTAAGAGTAGAGGCTGGCGTACTACAGGCAGGGACTGAAGCAGTCGTTGCAACTGTAGTAACCCAGAGGGTACACAGCGTGGAGATAGTCTCTCCTGTAGTTGTCAGCTTCTCTCTTGCTCCTGTAATTTCTGTTGCAGGACATAGTATCTCTGCAATTAATCCAGAATTAGCATTAGTAGGAGGACAGGCTACAGTTTAATGCTGTAGCCCTTTTTTATGCCAACATCATATGAGAATAGAATTGGAGCTTTAAGCCCCGTACTTTGGACAAAGCTTGATGGGTCTGGTGCACCAACATCATCTGGCTCAGCTACTCCTACATTTACATTAAGCGGAACAGCACCAACTACTGGTGTTACAAGTGGCATTTCAAACACATGCTATACATTTAACGGCAACGGACAATATTCAATAGGAACCTTGCCATCAAATACCACTACAGATAAGAATTTTACAATGGAAGCATGGATCAAGATGAATCCATCTACTTCCATGGATTACCCAACAATTTATAGAGCAGACAATGGTGCAAACGGCGTATTAATTATGCGTGTACGTGGAAATAACGTAGCATCACCAGGTCTTGTAGAAATGTATATGAAGGGTAATAGCACAGCAATAAGCTTTTATTCTACTTCAAGAGTAGACGATAACAATTGGCACCACATAGTATTTAGACATGATGGATTCTCATACTTTTTATATGTAGATGGAGTTCAAGAGCACTTTGGATCAACTGGCACAGGTGCAATGAACGACATAGACTCTGCTGGAACAAGATATCTTGGTGGCGGAACTGCTGCTAATGAATACTTTGTTGGAACTATTGATGAATTTGCAATTTATGGATCTACATTAAATCCAGGACAAATATACGGTAACTATGCTACTGGAAAATATCCAACATCTATGCAGGCTAAGATAGCCTCATATAATCCAGAATGGTATTGGGAAGGAGATGCAGTAGATGCTTCTAACCCAACAATGAATAACTATGGAACATCTACAGACGTAGCATCTTGGACAAGAACAACCGTAAGCGGA